CCAGAAGTTCCAGCAACTGTAAGTGCAAGAGTTCCGCTACTGGTAATCGGTGATCCAGATACCGAAATCAGGCCACCAGTAAAACTTTGTGCTACTGAAGTTACAGTTCCATTACCTTTGTTATTAAAAGTACTCCAATCAGTAGATGATAAGTATCCATTAACTGATGAGGTTGCTTGCGGAATAGAAATTGCTGGTGTATTACCGCCACTAGAAACAATAGGCGATGTTCCAGTAACCGATGTTACGGTTCCCTGGTATTGATCGTTTGATGTAATCGTAAAACTAGGGTAGGTTCCACTGATTGATGTGGTTCCAGCGCCCGTCAAACTTACTGTTTGATCTGGAGAACTATTTGTAATTGTAAAGTTTGGATATGTTCCGCTTGTACTAATACCAGTGCCAGCAGTTAGCGAAACGGTTTGGTCTGGAGAACTATTTGTAATAACGCCCGTTGATGTGCTGTAACTGATACCAGTACCGGCACTTAAAGATTGACGAGCGCGTGAGTCCAGATAATAGAGATTCGTACCTTCATTGATATTTGTCGTTGTAAGCGAAACAGCGCCGGTCTGTCCGTTGACAGAAGTAACAGTATTAGTCTGGTCAATCTTTTGCCATGTTGCGCCATTGAATATTAACCAATCACCAATTAACCAATCAGTAATTCCATCAAGATTCGTTGATCCAGACGTTGCAACAACATAGTAATCACCGCCAAACCCAACACCAGAAGCAAGGGCTGGTGTGTTTGTCGATGCGTTCCAAGTGCCTTTATATGTTAAAACTCCAGTAACTGATGCCCAAGATAATGCGGTTCCATTAGTAGTAAGGAATTTACCTGACTGTCCAGACTGACTTGGGATTAAATTGTCAATCTGCGTCTGTAAACTAGCCAGAGTATCTAAAACAACCTGAGAGGTTCCACCTCCATTTGTAATGACTTTAATCTTCTCGGCAAGGTCTTGAGTAACCACCTCTCCCACATTAATTTCTTTTCCAGATGACAGATGAATAACAAGACTGCCATCAAAGTCAATATGAGCATTGACGACAGAAACACCATCCTGTCCGTCTACTCCATTTAATCCATCTTTACCGTCTTTCCCATCACGACCTGGGCGGCCTTCCTTACCTTGTTTGCCGTCTTTTCCGTCTTTACCATCTCTCCCGTCAATACCATCACGACCGTCTTTAATGGAGGCTACTCGTTTCTCAATAGCGTTTCCAATATCGTCGTAACGAGAACGGATATCTTCTTCAATCTTTTTTAACGCCTGAACTACTAAATCAACATTTTCGCCAATCTTGCGCTTTTGAACTTCCTTTGCTTTTGCAACGGATTCTTTAATAGAATCCAGAACAGCCATCTGCTGCTCTGGAGTCATGTTTTTAAGAATTAGCTCTTTTGCGAGATTTTCTACGTCCATTATTTTGTTCCAGTAGAGCTTAATTGTTGACTTAATTGAGCTAAGAAATCCTCCTCCATGCCGGAAACTTTATTGCTTTTTTCCGCCATCTGTAGCTCGACAATCTTAGATTTATTCTTAATGTCGGCTTCTTTTAACATTAACTCAGCGATCTTGACTCGTTTATCGAATTCTTTAGAAGCAAGATCGTCGTTAGTGGGGAGATTTTTAGTAACAGCAGCCATGGTCTTAGCTTCAATTTCTTTAGGCATGAGTTGAGCTTCAACGGCAAGTTTGGTGGCTTCTGCTCTATTTTGTTCTGCTTGAGTCGTGTCTACAGCGATCTGAGCTTGAGCCGCTTGGATAGCGAGTTGTTCTTTCGCCATTTGAAGTTGCTGCATCTCAGGATTGGGCTGAGACATCTGTTCAAGCATCGCAATTAACTCATTGCGATTAGAGAGACTAGAATTACCCAGTATGCCTTTGAGAACAATAGGCAGAACAGGCGTGTTGGGGCCAAGTGTTTGTAAAAGTCCGATGAGTTGTTGTTGTTCATACTCTCTAGCAATAATACCCAGCGTAGCAGTGGGGATGAATTTAAAGTCTACAGAAGGATACCGTTCAGGGTCGAACTGCATATATCTATAAACGGCTTTTTGAATAAACGGGATAAGGAAATCTTCTTGGAAGTTTACTAAAGTCCGTTTGTATTTTTTAATAATAGTAGCTACAGCAAGAGACATGGACTGACCATCTCTTGCGACTTGAGACACCATACCTTGAGAGTCTAAAGTTCCCGTAGCTTGTAATAACATCCTTTCAAAGTCTTTAGCGGTAGCAATGTTATTACCGTCTGTATTACCGAATTTAAAGGGATACAAGATCTCACTGGGAGCGCCGTTAGTTAAGATCGCTTTACCAGGCTTGACTTCAAACTTCGCACCCCTCGGAAGACGGGTTGCGTCCATCGCAATCATGGGAGAAGTCGTTAAAGCTAACGAATCTAAATGGCTCCTAATTTGAGCGTCGATAGCTTTTTGCATGTTGTAGGCTTTTTCGATAGTGCCTCGACCCAAAAGCCTGTTTGGTACGGTGTCATCCTGATAACAAACAACAGGACGGTCTTTCATCATGTAAGGCGATTCTTCAGCCTTTAAAAGAATACCGTCGTTTGCGATAACAACAATCGCTTCTACTAAATTATCATATTCGTCTTGAACTGAAGACTCAGGGAATAACTCTACGACTTCTTCTTTACCACTTAAAAGCTCTTTAGGTACCAAACCGTAGTAGGTTAAGAGTTTAACCTTGTCATCACGATACTGTACGACTTCTTGAGTGGGTTCTAAGCGATCATCTTCAGCGGAAGTGCCAATGTCTACTTTTTTATAGATACCTTCTTCTTGGCCTTTGACGATTTTGTGAATAGAGACATACTTTTCAATCGCAACGCCTAAACAGTCTTCAATAGACGTACCATTAGGGTCAAAAAGGAAGTTTTTAGGATTGATAGGTACAATTCGCACACCAATCCGGTCTTTTTCTACCACACCGATAGCTGCTTGTTGTTGACCTGGGATTTGTTGGGTAGCCGGTTCAAAGGTTTTGTCAGTGACTACTACAATCTCACCGATACCAGTACCGTAAATCTCCGCCATTAACTCAATTTGGTCGATAGATTTGCGGATTTTGTCTAGTTTGAAGTCTTCGTTGAGTTGATTTTTGATTATCTCAACGTCTAAAGGGTTTCCGTTTACGTCTTTAATATCGTCTTTTATATCAAAGAACTCACCCTGACCGAAGATTGCTTCCATAATCTCCGCATGACGGGTTTCTACGGCTTGTTGGGCAGCGGGAGTGACAATACGACTCCTCTCGGAGTCTCTCATTCGGTCTTCTACAGCCCATTCCCCACGGAAAATACGCTCGTATTCATCCCATAAATCTAAATAATTGGTGTTTCTGTAGTCTCGCCACCGATCACAATGGTTTACTACGAAGGCAACAATCTCTTTATCTTCTTCAGAGGGTTGCTCAAAGATATTTTCCATATTAGTCCTCAAACGCCAGAAATCACATCAATCGGTTCCCAATCTTCGTCCTCTTGAACAAAATAAGAGGTAACGGCGAGTTGATCCATGTAAGCCAAAGCGTCAGGAAGATCGTCATGGACACCTTTTGACGGAAACATCAATAATTGGTCGATGAATTCGTCAAAGTCTTCGTCTTCGTTTAAAACGATCTTTCCGTGTTCAAACCTACCTTGCAAAGCCCATATAATTCTATCGGCCTTTTTCTTATTACCATGAGTCAAGTCTTCAATGTGACAATATACATTATATTTTCGCATTAAGTCACTGAGATAGGGTAAAACGGCGTTCTTCAAGGCACCCCTCTCAATCCCTATGTGTACAGGTTTATATTCTTTTACACACTTGAGAATGTTAAAAGCGGTGTCTTTAATGTCCCATCGTCCGTGTTCTATTTTTTTAACAAACCAAGTACCTTCTTCAGTAACCTTGACAATAGCGATTGCGGATTCGTCGAGCTTTTTGTTCGTACCGTTCGATTTCGAGACATCTTCGAAGCCCGCGAGGTCGCAGGTGATGAAGTACGAGCCTTCTGGTTCTTTGCCATATTTAATCCACTCCTCTTTGAACAAATTGCTTCCCGCGTTATCAAAGGAAGCCATGTATTCTTGTTTGAAAGCAAACGTACTTAGAGTCTTTTTTGCGGATTCAATCTCTTTTGGGTCTATTAAAGGATTGTCTTTAGTCGTGAAGTGCCAAGACTTCCAATCCTCGTCTTCTCCAGTTTCCCCTAATTTAAATAAATCATAGAACCAGTTACGACCTTTTGGGGTTCCAATGAAGATCGCTCGGCCTTTCTTATCACTCAAAGAAGCTCGAATGACTTGTTCCCAGGCTTCTTGTTTAATATCCGCTACTTCATCCAAAACGGCGTAGGTTAAAGAGACACCTCGTAAAGTATCCGGTCTATCAGCTCCTCGTACATAGATCATAGCCCCATTGACTAGAGTAATATCCATGTTATTTATGTGGCTATTAGAGATGACCTCTCGACCGATCTCCATTAAGACATGCCAGATAATCTGTCGGGCTTGACCGTTTGTGGGAGCGACGTATAAAACCGCACTCCCAGCGGGGCATCTGAGTCCTTCTATAAGTAAAGTCGTGGCTGCTAGACGAGACTTACCACATCTACGGCCAGCGGCGATAACTTTAAATCTAGATTTGTCTTGGAAGACTTCTTTCTGCCAAGGGAGGAGGCTAAAGTTAAGATCAGCCAACTTTCTCTCCCTCGATGACTTGCGGACTGTCGATCCCAGTGATATTTATGGTGACAGCACTCCTCTGAGCTTTATCCTTTTCAAACAAAGACACAGGGAGTAATCT